TATGAAAAGACAGTCAATTCGACAGTTTGGTGATGGACAAAGAGTGGCTCTTTATTATGTGGATAAAATTAATAAATACATTACCATACCATATAACGCATCACAATGGTCATTAACAATACCAGAAGAATTTAAACAGGAATAAAAAATGCCAAATTCATTTACATATCAAGTAATAAAAGATACTACAGAAAGTGCAGTGATTAAACTTACTGGTAATTTTGATGGTTCGGGCCAAGAAGATAATACTGCTCGAATTCAAGCAAACACTTTATATGGTGCACTTGATGCAAACAATGTTCCTTTGCGTTCGGCTTTAAGTCAAAGTAATACAGCAAAATCATTTTATGGATTATCGGTAAACCGTATGTGGTATACTGTTTCTGCAGGAGCACTAGTTCAGTTACAATGGACCGCCTCAACATCTTTACCTATTTGTAATGTTATTGGTAGTGCTGAGTATGATGGTGCATCAAACTGGCCTACTATTCCAAATAATGCCGAAGGTGCTGCAGGATGTAATGGAAACATTGGCATATCTACAAAAGGTATGGCAGCAAATGGTGCATATACAATTATATTAGATATTCGTAAACATAATGAATACTATCAGCGTGGTCAGTTTAATGATCCGGCTGCATTTAACTTTGGTAGTTATTCTTTAAGACCTGCTCCATAATGAGTGAGTTTGTTTCAAAACTTCTTTCTAATAATGTTTTAGAAGCAAAAAACGTTTTAGATGAAAAATTAAAAAAGTTGATTGAAAACAAAATCAACCAAATAAAACTCCGCATGGCGGCAGAAATGTTTGAAGATTGTGGTGTTGAAGTAGATTTTGAAATAGAAAATATTGCTGAAGGCAATATAATGAAAATGGGTAGAACCAAAATGGTTCGGATCCGTATTCGTGCTGGTAAAGTACAAAGACGTAAAAAGTTATCTGCTGTACCTGGTTTTACGATTCGTGGTGGGAAAATGATTCGAATGTCACCCATGGAACGCAGACATCGTAAAATGGCAGCCAGAAGAGCTAAGTTTAAAAGACGGGCTAAAATGAGCCAGTCTTTAAGAAAAAGAAGGATATCACTCAGAAGAAGAGGAACATACGGATTATGAAATTAATCAAAGAAATAACCGAAACTGTTAGTTATCTTGTAGAAGATTCTAATGGTAAAAAGTCTTTACATATAGAAGGACCGTTCCTGGTTGCTGAGAAGAAAAATCGTAATGGTCGTCTGTATGAGTATAACACCATGAAAAAAGAAGTTTCCAGATACACGGAAGAATATATTAACAAACACCGTGCTTTTGGTGAACTAGGTCATCCAGAATCTCCATCTATTAACTTAGACCGAGTTTCACACATGATTACATCTTTAAAAGAAGATGGTAACCAATGGATTGGTAAAGCAAAAATTTTAGATACTCCTATGGGTAATATCGCCAAAAGTCTTATTGAAGGCGGTGCTCAATTAGGTGTATCTTCACGGGGCATGGGCTCACTAAAGAATGTCAATGGAGTTAATGTCGTTCAGCCCGATTTTTATCTAGCCACAGCGGCAGATATAGTAGCAGATCCTTCTGCGCCTGGAGCATTTGTTCAAGGCATTATGGAAGGTAAAGAATGGATGTTAGTCAACGGTGTTTGGACCGAAGTCGAATACACTCAAGCCGTCAATGAAATTAGGAAGGCAACGAGTAAGGAAATCGAAGAAGTAAGTCTACGCATTTTTGAGAACTTCATGAAAAAACTTTAAATATAAATATCCAATATAAATCAAGGAGATTTTCAAAATGGCAAAATTTAATCTGTCTGAAGCCGCTAAAGAAATACTTTCTGCATCTGTAACAAGCAAAAAGTCTGGCCAAGATAAACCACAAAAATTAACTGGCGATGTTGCTTACGGCACAAAAGAAGCTGGCGACATTGGTACAGAAGTTACTAAAACAACCGATGCTGGTCCAGATGCAACTAAGGGTGCTCCAACAGCAACCGCTCCTGGTGCCACACCTCCTGTAGGTTCTGAGCCAATGAAGAAGTTGGCAAAGCAACCACAAGAGCAAGGTTCTAATGAGCAACCAGAAGGCAAAGCTGCTTCACAGAAGTTTGCTAAAAATCCTGGTGCCACATTCCAGTCTTATGGCGAAGAAACTGAAGCTGAAGAAGAAGTTATTGCTGAAGCTGAAAAAGAAGAAGGCCATGATGATGAAAAACAAGATAAAGCCATGATCAAAAAAATGATTAACAAAGAAAAAATGAAGGAAGATATTGACGCTTTAATGTCTGGCGAAAATCTTTCTGAAGAATTCGTACAAAAAGCTGCCACAATATTTGAAGCTGCCGTTGTTGCACGTGCAGAAGAAGTTATTGCTGAAGCTGAAGCCGAGTTACTTGAGCAATTTGAAAGTGCCATTGAAGAAGTTAAAGAAGATTTGGCAACTAAAGTTGACGATTACCTAAACTATGTTGTTGAGCAATGGATGAAAGAAAATGAAATTGCAATCGAGAAAGGCCTACGTGCTGAGATTGTTGAAGATTTCATTGGCGGTTTACGCAATCTATTCATTGAGCATTACATCGACATTCCTGCCGACAAGGTAGACGTTGTTGAAGAACTCACAACACGAGTTGAAGAACTTGAGGCTTCTTTAAATGAGCAGATTACTCATGGTATCGAACTTAAAAAAGAATTAAACGAACAGAAAAAAATTGAGGCTATCTACACAGCGTGTGAAGGCCTGACGCAGACCCAAGTAGAAAAATTAAAATCACTCGCAGAGGGTGTGGAATTTACTACTGAGGGAGAGTTTGTCGAAAAACTATCCACTTTAAAAGAATCATATTTTAAAACGGAAGTTAAAGTAGCAGACAATTCCGCTCTAGATGATGAAGTCGATATTGAAGAAGAAAAGAAGGTTGTAAAATCTTCCGATCCTTTGATGGAAGTTTACTCAAAAGCAATTTCACAAACTGTAAACAAATAATAACAAATATACAACAAAAGGAAAACAAAAAATGTATATGACTGAAGAACTACAAAAAAAATGGACACCAGTTTTGGAGCATCCAGAACTTGAAGCCATTAAAGACCCATACAAGCGTGCTGTTACAGCTCTCGTATTAGAGAACCAACAACAAGCTATGTCGCAAGACCGTATGGCCCTAAACGAAGTTACTGTAACAGGTCCAGAGAATGCTACTGGCAATGCAATTCAGAACTTTGATCCAATTTTGATCAGCTTGGTACGCCGTGCTCTGCCAAATCTAATCGCTTATGACGTTGCTGGTGTTCAACCAATGACAGGTCCTACCGGTTTGATTTTTGCAATGCGTGCTCGTTACAGTACACAAGACGGTACTGAGGCTTTCTTCAATGAGCCAAATACACAGTTCTCTGGTTCTGTATCTGCAACAAACCCATACGGTTTCCAAGGTACAACAGCACAAGATACAGCTAACACATTCCAAAATCCAGCATCATTGACAACTACCTCTGGTATTGCAATGCCAACAGCTAACGCTGAAATTTTGGGTTCTGATAGTCCTGCTAATGCTTTCCAGCAAATGGCATTCTCTATCGAGAAAGTAACTGTAACAGCTCAAAGCCGTGCCTTGAAAGCTGAGTATTCTTTAGAACTTGCACAAGACTTAAAAGCGATTCATGGTCTTGATGCTGAAACAGAATTGTCTAACATTCTGTCTACAGAAATCCTTGCTGAGATCAACCGTGAAGTTATTCGTACCATTTACACGACTGCCGTTGCCGGTGCTCAGTATGGTACAACAACTGCTGGTTTCTTTGACCTCGATACAGATTCCAACGGCCGTTGGTCTGTTGAGCGTTTCAAGGGCCTCATTTTCCAAATTGAGCGTGATGCTAACGTAATTGCTAAGCAGACTCGCCGTGGAAAAGGTAACGTATTGATCGTTTCTTCTGACGTTGCTTCCGCTATGGCAATGGCTGGTGTATTGCAATATACTCCTGCTTTGTCTGCTGATTTGCAAGTAGATGACACAGGCAATACATTTGCTGGTCTCCTCCATGGTCGTATCAAGGTTTACATCGACCCATACTTTGGTGGATACACAAGCAACCAAGAACTAGTAACCATCGGTTACAAAGGTTCTAGCCCATACGATGCTGGATTGTTCTATTGCCCATACGTTCCATTACAGATGGTTCGTGCTGTAGACCAGTTCACATTCCAACCAAAGATTGGTTTCAAAACTCGTTACGGAATGGTAGCCAACCCATTCGCCAAGGGTTCTTTGGTAGGCAATGGTGCTTTGACAGAGCGTTCAAACGTTTACTATCGTTTGTTTGGCGTCAAAAACCTAATGTGATGCATTGAGTCCTCGTTAAGAAGGACATTTGGAAAGGGACTTCGGTCCCTTTCTTTTTGCAATCAATTACATGGAATTCTTTACCAATGTTTAAAACTTTAAAAACAATGCCGTTTGATATTAATGACCACAATCCTTCATTAAGAAGGTACGGAATAGGATTTCCACATATGGAAGAAACAAAAAAAGACCTTAGTGAAATTCAAAAAGAAAGATGGAAACAAGGCAAATACGATCCAGAAAAATTACGGCTTAGTCGTATAGGGTTTAAACAACCAGACAGTCAAAAGATATCTGTGGCAGAAAAATTGTCATCTGAATGGATAGTAATTAATCCTAAAGGAGAATCACAGATTATAAAAAATTTACAAAAATTTTGCAGAGAAAACGGATTAGACCAAGGAAACATGGTTAAAGTTTCTCAAGGCATAATTAAACAAAACAAAGGTTGGAAGTGCGTTAAAATAAACACCTAAATAGTTGTATGTTCAAAGGATTATTTCAATAAATGAGTGCCATTACCAGAACTCCAGAAAATACAGGTTATCTACAACCGTCAAAGTTTCTCTTAACTTTTGACCGTATACCAAACTGCCAGTATTTCTGTCAATCAGTAAACATACCAGGAATGAGTTTAGGGCAAGCACAAATGACTTCTCCTATGTTGGATGTTTTTGCACCTGGAAACAAACTGACATATAACCAATTAAATGTTAATTTTCCTGTTGATGCTGCAGTGGTATCATGGAAAGAAATCCATGAGTGGTTCCGTTCCATCGCATCTCCAGAGGGTTTTCCTGAAAGGAATAGGTTATCAGATCAACAGACCAAGTTTGGTAGTAAAAAACCCAAATATTATTCTGATGCCATACTAACGGTATTGTCTGCTTTAAACAATCCTATTGTACGAATTCAATTTATAAATGCATTTCCAGTATCACTATCAGACATCCAGTTTGATACCAGAATGACGGCTGAAGATATTATTACATGTGATGCCACGTTTGTATATGATTATTTTAATTTTGTAAGTCTATAACAACGGCTTGACACAATAACATAAGCTGTGTTAAAATGTAACTTTATAGTTAACTATTTGATTTTATTATGGAAAATTTAGAACAAGTATTGAAGTTTTGGGAAAAAGACGTTGAGATGGATCAAACGGAACCCGGTAAAGAACTTTTACGAATACCAATCTTACACAACAAGTACCTCTCCATACTAACAAAACACAAGATTGCCTCTAAAAAGGCACACTTTGATTATCTCCGTATGAGAAAAATCAAGTGGGAATACTACACAGGCAAGATGTCCCAAGAGGAACTTCAGGAATACGGTTGGGAACCATTCCAATTCACTCTTAAATCTGACATCAGTACCTATCTCGAAGCAGATACCGACCTAATAAAGTTGTTAGAAAAGAAGGTATACCACGAAGAATGTGTATCGGTCATCGAATCTATTATGAATGAATTGAAACAAAGAACTTGGCAATTGAGAGATTTTATCTCTTGGGAAAAATTTATAGGAGGCCAGTAATGTCTTTTCTAGTTGCAAATATACCACCTGTTAAATGTTTTGTGCGTAAAGAGTTTCTTTACAACCACGAAAAAGGTCATGGTGAATTAGAACCTTGTGTGTGGATAACTGCCAAGGCCATTAAAGGTCAGGCCTTCCGTATTGAGTGTATGCTAACCGATTACGGTGCGTTGTTTGATAAACTACCTATCTCCGCATATGTTTGGAAACCTGTAGATGAGTATCTACCATTAGATAATCTACAGATATGGGATTGTCTATCATATGACATGGCAGTAATTGAAAAATCAAATCTACGAGGCCTCAAAGTAAAATACTTTGGCAAAGACCGAGCATTTCATTTTGGTAAATACCTTTTTACAATTGATTTTGCGGCACCAGATTTTAATCGTATTGACACCAGTTTCTCGGAAGGTGTACAAGAACATAAATCATACAACTTTATTCAATTAGACAACGGCCAATTTGCCTGTCAACCAAACAATCGTTGCCTGTGGTATGACGTATCACTGGTACCACCTGTAGTTAAAACTCCTGATTTCAAAATACCAACAGAAGTGTACTCAGTAGAAAACATTTCTAAGTGGAGTGTTGGTACACCTGATTCATGGTTCTATAAGTTTGATGAAAAAGAATGAGTGATTTAATTATATCAAAAAAAGATGAGGTCTATGCCAAGATAACTTGTGAAAAACACATCACAAAAGAATTATCAGAGTTCTTTACTTTTTTTGTTCCTGGTTATCAATTTGTTCCTGCGTATCGCAATCGAGTTTGGGATGGAAAAATTCGTATGTTTAATTTACAAACGAATCAAATCTATCTTGGTTTATTACCATACATTGAGGAGTTTTGTAGAGAAAGAGAATATGAGTTTGAATATGGTGATCCAAGGCCGGACGTTGAAGATGAATACTCGGTATATCATGCGAAGAAATTCATAGGAGAGTTGAATATTCACGCTCGAGGTGAACCAATTGAAATACGAGAACATCAATTAGATGCATACATTCATGCCATGCAAAAACGCCGAGCGTTGTTGGTTTCTCCAACGGCATCTGGCAAATCTCTTATCATCTATCTAATCTTCCGTCAATTACATCAATATCAAAATCTCAAAGGTCTTATCATTGTTCCTACCACATCTTTGGTTGAACAATTATACTCCGACTTTGGTGATTATAACAATGGTGAAATGACCAAGGTGCATCGTATTTACCAAGGTAAAGAAAAAGACACCGACAAGCCACTTACCATTTCTACATGGCAATCTCTGTATAAACTTCCAAAAGAATACTTTCACCAATTTGATTATATCGTTGGTGATGAGGCACATCTATTCAAAGCACAATCACTCACCACAATATTGACCTCCTGTGTTAATGCTAAATATAGGATAGGTCTTACAGGTACATTAGATGGTACCAAAACACATAAACTGGTGTTAGAAGGTTTGTTTGGTTCAGTCAAAAAAGTAATTACCACAAGAGAGTTAATTGATAAACAGCAAGTTTCAGATTTTGAAATTAAGTGTTTAGTTTTAAAACACGATGATGAGATATGTTTACAATTAAAAGATAAAACATACCAAGAAGAAATACAGTATCTAATTGCAAACGAAAATAGAAATAAATTTATTAAGAATCTTGCAGTTAGCTTAGGTAATAATACATTGATATTGTATCAAATGGTTGACAAACATGGTCAAATACTATATGATATGATTAAGAACACCGAAAAGATTGGTGATCGAAAAGTTTTCTTTGTTCATGGTGGCACCGATACAACAGATAGAGAAGAAATAAGAAGAATAATGGAGATAGAAAATGATGCGATTGTTGTGGCATCTTTTGGTACTTTTAGCACTGGTATCAACATTCGCAATCTACACAATATCATCTTTGCAAGTCCTTCTAAGTCAAGGATTCGTAATCTGCAATCTATCGGTAGAGGATTACGACAAGCTGAAGGAAAAGAAAGAGCAACACTCTATGATATTGCCGATGATTTACGATACAAGAAACACATAAATTTTACATTAAAACATTTTGTTGAACGAATTAAAATTTACACGGAAGAAAAGTTCCCATTCAAAATATATAAAATAGGACTAAAAAAATGAACACAATAAAAATAGTTCGATTAAAGAGTGGTGAAGATATTATTGGTAATGTAACCGCCAATGGTATTCAATATTATGACATTGACGAACCAATGGCATTTGAGGTTGATTACCGTGGTAATCATTCTGGTTTAGTTATGAGGCATTGGCTGCCAGTTCAACTGCTTAAGAAAAATCAAATTCAATTAAACGCTCATGATGTTCTTTGTGTTTTAGAACCAGACGATGAATTCTCCGAATATTACCTTAGTACTGTGGAAAAAGTTAATCGATTGTTAGAGGCAAAAGCTTCAGTAAAGGATATGACCGATGATGAAATACAAGAAATTGTTGATGAATTTAATACGATGAACCAAGGTAATGATACATTACATTAATACTTTAAACCAGGACATACTCGACTTTACACTCTTGTCAAGCAAATGTCAATAACTTTATGTGGTAAACATGGCAACTAAACAAAAACATTATATAAACAATGCTGATTTTTTACAGGCTTTAATTGACTATAAATTGGCACAGAAGGAAGCTAAGAAGAACAAATTGCCTCCTCCACCCATTCCTAATTACATTGGTGAGTGCTTTATGAAGATAGCAGAAGGTTTATCACACAAACCCAACTTCATTAATTACACTTACCGTGATGAAATGATGTCAGATGGTATTGAAAATTGTTTAATGTACTTTGATAATTTTGATCCAAACAAATCTAAAAATCCATTTGCCTACTTTACACAGATTATCTATTATGCTTTTTTACGTAGAATTGGTAAAGAAAAGAAACAACTATATGTTAAATATAAAGCCACAGAACAAATGGGTATTTTGGATGAATTTGAAATGATGGAATTTGAAGATGGCACTTCAAGGCAGTTTGAACTGTATGATAATATTGCCGAGTTTATAGAAACTTATGAATCAGCCAAGGCAAATAAAAAAACGGTGAATAAGCCAAAAGGTATTGAAAAGTTTATAGGAGAGTGATATAATGTACAAAGTTTGTTATTACCCAACACAATCAGAAACAGTTGTGTTTTTTAAATGGTTTAAAACATTACAAGATGCTGCCTTTTTTGCTGGCAACAAACCTAATGAATCCGTACTTGAGATAAAATATTATGATGACAATGAACATAGAAAACCAAACCGAAACTAAAAAGATTATTGTTGTATCTGGTGGATTTGATCCACTACATTCTGGCCATATTGCTTATTTGAATGAAGCCAAAAGCCTTGGCGACATTCTTGTTGTTGGTATTAATAGTGATGAGTGGTTGATTCGTAAAAAAGGCAAAGCCTTTATGAATTGGCACGACCGGTCTAAAATAATAAAAGCACTTAAATCTGTTGACTATGTTGTTAATTTTGATGACACAGATGATAGTGCAATTAGACTATTAGATACAGTAAAGAAAACATGGCGTGATAACAATACTATATTCATATTTGCAAATGGTGGTGACAGAACTAAAGACAACATACCAGAAATGTCTGTTGATGGTGTTGAATTTGTTTTTGGTGTTGGTGGTCAAATCAAGTTAAATTCTTCTTCAAATTTATTGAACGAATGGAAATCTCCTAAAACAAAAAGACCTTGGGGATTCTATCGTGTATTATATGAAACACCAAATACCAAAGTTAAGGAATTGGTTGTGGATCCTGGCCAATCTCTAACAATGCAAAGGCACCAATATAGAAATGAACATTGGCATGTTGTTGAAGGAGAAGCAACAGTCATTGAAGAAAGAGCAAGTTCAAATTCAAAAAACATCTATTACAAACATAATACTGTACACGTACCAATTAATGTCTGGCATCAATTACAAAACAATTCAAGTGAGCCTTTAAAAATTATAGAGATTCAGTATGGTGAAAAATGTGAAGAAGAAGATATTGAGAGAAAATGAAAATAGCTATTATAACTGACCAACATTTTGGTGCTCGTAATGATTCAATACATTTTTTAGATTATTATGAAAAATTTTATCGGGACACTTTTTTTACCACAATTGATGAGAACGGTATTGATACTGTTCTTATTTTAGGTGATACATTTGATCGCAGAAAGTATATAAACTTTTTTACACTCAAGCGTTCAAGAGAAATGTTCTTTGATAAGTTGTATGCAAAAGGCATACAGGTACATATGTTGGCTGGCAACCACGATACCTATTTTAAAAATACCAATGATGTGAACTCGGTTGATTTGCTGTTGCAAGAATACAGCAACATTAATGTAATTTCAAAACCAACCATTATTAATGTGAAGAATACAAATATCTGTATGGTACCTTGGGTTTGTCCTGAGAATTATAATGACTGTATGTCAGTTATATCTGATACCAATGCTGATATCTGTATGGGACACTTTGAAATTCAAGGCTTCGCTATGCATCGTGGTATGCCAAGTCAAGAAGGATTAAGTCGTGAGTTATTCAGAAAGTTTGATTTTACTTTTAGCGGTCACTATCATCATCGGAGTTCATCTGACGGTATACATTATCTTGGAAACCCCTATGAACTTACTTGGCAAGATTATAATGACACTAGAGGTTTTCATCTTTTTGACCTTAGCACTCGGAGTCTTGATTTTATAAAAAACCCAAATGTAATGTTTCATAGAATTGTTTATGATGATAAAGTGGAATCAATTACCGAAATCAATAATAAAGACTTGAGCAAGTATACCAATACCTATGTTAAAGTTGTGGTAATTAATAAAACAAACCCCTATTTGTTTGACAAGTTCATGAACAATCTGTATAATGTAAATCCTGTTGATATTACCATTGCAGAAGATTTTACAGACTTGACAGAAGGTGTAGAAGATGATATGGTGGATCAAGCGGAAGATACTATTACAATTATTAATAAGTTTGTAGATGGTATTCAAGAAGAACACATTGATAATGAAAAGCTAAAAACAGTAATGCGTGAATTATATGTTGAGGCATTGAACCAAGAACAGGCATGATTAAATTTGAAAAAGTCCGTTGGAAGAATTTTCTTTCAACAGGATTAAACTTTACTGAAATCAATCTAACCAAATCACCAAATACACTTATCATTGGTAATAATGGTGCAGGTAAATCTACGATACTGGATGCCTTGTGTTTTGGTCTCTTTGGTAAACCATTTCGTAAAATCAATAAACCACAATTACCAAATTCTATCAACCAAGCGGACTGCATTGTTGAGATTGAGTTTTCTATTGGTAAAAAACAATACAAAGTAATTCGAGGTATCAAACCAAATACATTTGAAGTGTATTGTAATGGCATAATGGTTGACCAAGATGCCAAAGCTAAAGACTATCAAGAACACTTAGAGAAGTTTATTCTCAAATTAAACTATAAATCATTTACTCAAGTGGTAATTCTTGGTTCAGCTTCGTTTGTTCCGTTCATGCAATTATCACCAGCAGACCGTAGAGCCATTATTGAGGACTTACTAGACATTCAAATCTTTTCGTCTATGAATGGTGTGGTTAAAGAGAAAATGGCCACCATAAAAGATACCTCCACCAAAAACAAATATGAAATGGATTTGACATCTGAGAAGATTAATTTTCAAAAACAAAGTATTGAAGAACACCGAAAACATAATGATGCCGAGATTGAAAAAAAACAAAAAGATATTACAGATTCAGAAAAACAGGTCAAGAAGTTGAACAAAGATATTGGATTGATTCAGAAACACATTGATGTGTTGAATAGTAAGATATCGGATCAAATGGCCATGCAAAAAAAGAGTGGCAAACTGGTTCAATTAGAATCTAAACTAGAATCTCGTTTAAAGAAGATTGAAAAAGAAGTTGGATTCTACCATGATAATAGTGATTGTCCCACTTGCAAACAAGGCATAGAACAAGAATTTAGGGAACAACAAATTACCACACTAAACAACACCAAGGTTGAAGTTAATGATGCACTAACAGGTATAGCAAAACAGATTGCTGAAACAAGTGATAGAATTGATGCCATACAGAAAATAATTCAACACATACAGGCACATAATAATGAAATAGTCAAACACAATTCTACTATTACAGCAGTAAATAGTTTTATTGGTAAATTACAAAATGAAATTAATGATTTATCTAATCGTAAAGATAACCTAGAAGAAGAAAATGCCAAACTAAGAGAACTCAGAACACATTTGGCTGAATTGATTACCAAACGAGAAGAACTATCTACAGAAAAACAATATTATGAATTTGCTGGCAACTTGTTAAAAGATACTGGTATTAAAACAAAGATTATTCGCCAATACTTACCTATTATGAATAAACTAATTAATAAGTATTTGACAGCCATGGACTTCTTTGTGAACTTCAATATCAATGAATCGTTTGAAGAAACAATTAAATCAAGGCACCGTGATGAATTTAGTTATGCCAACTTTTCAGAAGGTGAAAAAATGCGAATCGATTTGGCACTATTGTTTACATGGCGACAGATTGCCAAATTAAAGAATAGCACAAACACCAATCTATTGATTCTCGATGAGGTATTCGATTCTTCTTTAGATGGTGTTGGCACAGAAGAATTTTTAAAACTAATTCATGAGATGGGCAACGATACAAACATATTTGTTATATCACATAAAGGTGACCAACTATTTGATAAGTTTAGGTCAATCATTAAATTTGAAAAGAAAAACAATTTCAGTCAGGTGGCAAAATGAGTATATTAAGAGATTATACAAACGCTAAACATAGAGAAGCAGAAGCAAAACCATTTGTTCAGTACCTATTACATGGTAATATTACACCAGAACATTATGCTTTGTATTTAAAACAGATGTCGGTTATATATGGTGCAATAGAATATTTTGCAGAAATGTCTTTATTATTACTTGATTTAAAGGACATAAAAAGAAAAGATTATATTTACGAAGATTTGTATGAACTTGGCCATACAACATTCGAACCTACGTTATCAGCAACAGAAAAATATAGACAAAGGATAATTGATTTATATTATTTGGATAAGAAAAAAGATATCTTTGCTCATGTGTATGTTCGTCATATGGGTGATTTATATGGGGGTAAAGCAATTGCTAAACGAGTTCCTGGTTCTGGTAAAGCATATCAATTTGAAGATCGACCAGGATTAATCAAAGCAATTGATTCAAAATTGAGCTTAGATTTGGTCGATGAGGCTTTAATAGGTTTTGACCTTTCTATGGGTGTATTTGATGAATTGCAGGAGAAAATAAATGAGTGAAATTTTTAAGTATGATACAGAAGTAGCTTCCAAAGTTGAAGTAAAAAAACAACAATCGAAATATTTTAAATTGGTAAATGAAAACGATCCAATTTTAAAACAGGTATTACCACAATTTGATTTTAAAAATCCTCCCGTTAATCCAGAAGAATTTGTGGAGTCTTTAGCCGAAACCTGTAAACTTCATCGTGGTATTGGACTGTCAGCAAATCAATGTGGATTTTCATATCGTGTATTTGTAATGGGTGCCGGAGATGAATATGTGGCATATTTTAATCCTAAGATAACGGCAAAAACCGAAGAAGAAGTTCACATGATAGAAGGTTGTTTATCTTTTCCTTTTTTAGGTTTAAGGATTACCAGACCAAAAGAAATTATGGTTGAATACCAGAATTATCATGGAGAAATAAAACAGGCAAAATTTGATGGCATATCTGCTCGTTGTTTTCAACATGAGCTTGACCACATGAATGGTATCGTGTATACTAGTCATACAAAGCCAATGGCTTTACAGTCAGGTATGAATAAAAGAAATAAAATCATGAGAAAGTTGAAACTCAAATAATGGCAAGAGTAGAACCCGTAGAAACACAATGGAAAAGGTGGACAGAAAAAAATCCATCGGACCAGATTCGGCATATTGATAAAGAACAGTTAACAAAAACTGTTACTCAAGATTTAGAATATGCCTCTCAAATGGATGTTCGTGAATATACTTTATATCAAAAATGGTGTGAAGTAAAAGAAAGATATCCAGGCAAAGCTAGTGTGAATATGTTTGGTGATCCAGATATTTCTTGGGAAGATGATGCACAAGCAGCTATTATAAACAAAGTAAAAAACAATATTTGGGTTCCTAAAGATGTGGATGATTTTCAAAACCTAGAACCTCAAATGTATCTGGCTAATACTAATCGTGTTGATGAATGGAATGCTATAAGAACATTTTCTTCTACAATGAAAAACAATTCTAATATTGGAAGAAATTTATATTACATTGTTAAAGATAAAAAAACGAATAAGTATCTTGGTGTTATCTGTATCTCATCAGACTTTTTAGATTTAACTCCTAGAGATAAAGCAATTGGCTGGTCCAGAGATGTGAAAACATCACAGAGTATGATTAACCACACAGCAATAGGTTCAACAATTGTACCACTACAACCTCTTGGATATAATTACATGGGTGGTAAATTACTCGCATTATTATGTTTATCTGACAAAGTTCAAAATGATTGGAAAGAAAGATATGGTGATGTTTTGGTAGGAGTTACAACCACTTCATTATATGGAAAAACTAAAGCGGGTGGTCTTTCTCAATATGACGGCCTCGAGCATTGGAATTCTATGGGATTCTCCTCTGGCTCTGTTGCCTTTGAACCAACAAAACAAACCAAACAGTTGATTTTTGATTGGATAAAAGAAAACCATACTCGCAAATATTTTGAATGGTGGGAAGCAAAGAATCCACAAGGATTGCCACTCAAACGAGATCACAAAAATCGTTCATTACATTTTGCTTATCCAAAACTTGGTATATCAAAAGACAAAACTAGAACAGAACACCAACGTGGTATATATTTTAGTTATCTCTATAATAACACTTGTGAATTTTTACGAAAAGAAATTACAGAAGATAAACTGGTAAAGTCGTTTGATACCAGTGAAGAAGCGTTAACAAACATCTGGAAAACAAAGTATGCCAAAGGTCGTATTCGGCAACTACAAAAGAAAAACAATGTTTCATATGAAACACTTTTCTATGATGATTTGATTTATTTAACTTGGGAAGAAACCAAGGCAAAGTATTTGCCACAAGTTGGCAGATAATCAAGTATGCCACAAATATACTTGACACACACACATATATAATGTTATGATGTGAGAACTTGCAATACGCAAGGATTTATTTTTAACTATGATTGGAGTTTATATAATGGCTAAGTTATCAGCTAAAGAGCGCATGCTCAACACACTAAAGAAGCAAGACGGTTATAACACTTTTACAACTGCTCAAGCACAACGCCGTTTCGGCATCAGCAATGTTTCTGCTCGTATCGATGAGCTGCGTCAAGAAGGTCATTGCATCTATACTAACACCCGCACAACCGGTGATGGTCGTAAAGTTAGTTTCTATCGTTTAGGTACACCAACTAAAGCGATGGTTCAAGCTGCCTTACGTGCTGGGTATTCTTTCGCAGCCTAATTTAAGGTTATAGGGGAAGTCGTTCATCGGCATCCCCTTTTTTTATTCTCGGAGAACAAATGGAAATTTCAATAAAAAAAGAGGACTTACAAAAGAAAAGTCTATTCGTAGCCACACCAATGTATGGTGGCATGAATCATGGACTATACATGAAAGCTTGTTTAGACTTACAAGGAATGTGTGTTCAATACGGAATTAATATTAAATTTTCATTTCTTTTCAACGAATCATTAATCACTCGTGCCAGAAACTATTTGGTGGACGAATTCATTCATCGTTCTGATTGCACACATATGTTGTTTATTGATTCCGATATTCATTTTAATCCACAAGATGTGATTGCTTTATTGGCCATGGACAATGAAGTTTCTGGTGGTCCTTATCCCAAGAAAGCAATTAAGTGGAAATCTGTAAAGACTGCTATTGTAAAAAATCCTGAAATTGATCCTGCTATTTTAGAAAAAGTTACTGGTGATTATGTTTTCAATCCAGTCAAAGGTACAGCACAATTTAATGTTACTGAACCATTAGAAGTATTGGAGATTGGTACAGGATTTATGATGATTAAACGTGATGTTTTTAAAAAGATGGAAGAAGCATATCCAATGATTCGTTATAAACCAGACCATGTTGGTCAACAACACTTTGATGGCACTCGCTACATTCATGCTTTCTTTGATACGGTTATTGACACAAAAGATAGTATTGTTGGCGGTGGTTCTGAGCGATATCTAAGTGAAGATTATATGTTTTGCCAAATGTGGCGTAAGATTGGTGGTAAAATTCATTTGTGTCCTTGGATGAGAACATCTCATATTGGTACGTATCATTTCCAAGGAGATATGCCAGCTGTGGCCAATTTTGTTGGAGAAATGTAATGAGTGATGTGAATGGTCCTTTTGGTTATAAAATTGCAGATGAGGTTAAGGCTTCACAAAATGCAACCACCGGGGGCCGTAAATTTGATGGTGGTAAATTACAATACGGGTTATTACCGCCAGCAGCTTTAAAAGCAACAGTTGAAATCCTTACGTTTGGTGCAGAAAAGTATGAACCAGACAATTGGAAGTATGTACCAGATTCTAAACGTAGGTATTTTGATGCCATGCAACGGCACCTGTGGGCTTGGAAAGAAGGAGAGATTAGTGATCCTGAATCTGGTAAACATCACTTGGCACACGCAATGTGCTGCTTGATGTTTCTGTATGAACATGATACAATATATTCGAAGCAGTAATTTTTATAATGGAGAAAACAATGAAGTTATCAAATGAAACATTGGCAGTATTAAAGAATTTTTCGGCAATCAATCAAGGCATTCAGTTTAAGAAAGGCACAAAACTTACCACAGTATCCGCTGGTAAAACTGTTTTGGCACAAGCCACTCTTAAAGATGAATTTCCACAAGACTTTTGTGTATATGATTTGAATCAATTTTTGTCGGTACATTCTTTACATAAAGATTCTGAATTGAGTTTTGACGATTCAAATGTTATTTTTAAATCTGGTCGTTCTAGTACAAAGTATCGTAAAACGGCAAAAGAAATGATTGTAACTCCTCCAGAGAAAGAAATCTCTTTGCCTTCTGTTGATGTGTCTTTCACTTTAACAGAAGAAGATTATGCAAACATCATGAAGGTAGCTAGTGTGTTGGGTTCGCCACACATTGCTGTTGAATCTGATGGAGAGTTCGTTCAATTGGCAGCTTTTGATTCTCTAGACGATTCGGCTCACACCAACTCGATTCAAGTTGGCCAAGGTGATGGTAAAAAGTATAAGATTGTTTTCAAGACTGAAAATATCAAATTAATTCCTGGAAGTTATTCTGTTGAAATTTCTTTCAAAGGTATTGGCCACTTTAAAAATACTAAAGATGCCATTGAGTATTGGATTGCTTTTGAAGCAAAAGAAACAAAGATTGGAGATTAATATGTTGGTTAATTTTACTGATTCCACAACAAATGAATCTATTGCTATCAACTTAGCCAATCTAGTTTGTGTCTTTACAGTTAAAGAAGAAGGCGTTGAGAAAACAGTTATCAATATGATTAATGGTAACGTTGCTGTAAAAGAAAACTATTTGGAAACTGTTGGTAGAATCAATGCAGAAATGCCTAGGTAATTATTTTGAAAGTAGTAAAGAAGTGTTGAGAAGTTATTATATTATGGGAGTGTTAAATGGAACATTTACTTTGGGTCGAGAAGTACCGTCCAAAAACAATTGAAGATTGTATTTTACCAGATGCGATCAAGGAAACTTTTCAGGAGTACGTTAAAAGAAAAGAAATACCAAATCTTCTTTTATCTGGTACGGCAGGTGTCGGAAAAACAACTGTTGCTAAAGCTTTATGCAATGAGGTTGGTTGTGATTTTATTGTCATCAATGGCTCTGACGAGTCTGGCATTGATGTGCTTCGCAACAAAATTAAGAATTATGCTTCATCAGTTTCTCTCACTGGCGGCCGAAAAGTCATCATCATTGATGAGGCTGATTATCTTAACCCTAATTCGACTCAACCTGCTTTACGGGGAGCCATTGAAGAATTCTCATCGAATTGCTCGTTCATCTTCACATGCAATTTCAAAAACCGTATTATCGATCCAATACACTCTCGGTGTTCTGTTATTGATTTTAAAATCAACGGTTCTAAACCAAAACTGGCTGCACAATTCTTTAAAAGAGTTGAAGGTATCTTACAACAAGAGAATATCAAATATTCAAAAGATGTTGTCGCATCCATCATCACGAAACACTTTCCTGACAATCGAAGAATTCTTAACGAACTTCAGCGTTATTCTGTGTCAGGTTCGATTGATAGTGGGATTCTGTCTAATATTGCTGATATACAACTTGATAATCTTATTAAGTCGTTAAAAGAAAAAGACTTTGCCTCTGCTCGTAAGTGGGTCACCAACAATCTAGATAATGATCCTGTTAAAGTTTATCGCAAACTTTATGATGGTCTATATGATGCTCTTGATGCCAGTTCAGTTCCACAACTTGTTCTTATTCTTGCTAAGTATCAATATCAATCCGCTTTTGTGGCTGACCACGAAATCAATATGACTGCTTGTTTAACCGAAATTATGGTAGATTGTGAGTTTAAAAAATGACTTATTATGAAAAACATTTAACTTTAAATTGGGTTCATGTTAATCAAATTTATAGATATTCGAATAACATTACAGCAGCAGTGTATGCTTGGGCTTGGTTGAATAAAGAACCTAACAAAAAAACTTGGCCTTGTGATATAAAAGATACATTTTATATTGGTATGAGTGGTGGATTGGAAGATGATTTTATAGCCGATAGAAAGGAAAAACACAGAGTTCCAGCACTAACAACTAGGTTTCACCTTAGAATGAAACAACATATAGGTTTTTTTCGTAATCCAAATGCAAAATTTGGAAAACAAGCTTTAAAATATAATTTATATCATGAATTGTTTAATGAAGAAACGACACAAAATAAAGAATTGTATTGTGCAATTATGATTCCTAAAGATAATGTTTCTAGAGTTGGTTTGAGAAATAGATTGGAATTAATTGAATCGGAATTGAAAGAAGTATATTGTGAGAATTTTCATGAGATTCCTGTTTTATGTTTAGCAGAAAAAGATAATGTTACTGATTCGATGAAAAATTATAATTCAATTTCTCAACAAAAAATTAGAGAACATGAACAATCTAGTTTAATAAGGTTTTTTAAAAATGACTAAAGACGAAATGATGAATGAGTTGGGTCTAGCCGGTGAAAAAATCATCATTAATTTGTTGAGTGAAGAAGGTCGTAAGATTCAAAGTTCAATTAACAAATATGATTCAGAAAAAGATTTATTGGCTGATAATAAAAAAGTAGAAGTTAAAACACAAGTACCTTTTATTATGCAAAATGCTTTTACTTTTAAACCAAATCAACTCCGTAAATGTCGTTCTGTGGATGAATTGTATTTTGTTTCTGTACCAGCTAGCCATCATACCGATAAGTGGGCTGGCTGGATTTTTAAAGCAGACCCTAAAAGTTTTAAAACTAGAAACTATAAAACAAAAGATGGCCGTGATATGTTATTGGTTGACCGTGAACAAGATTCGTTGACACCAATCAAAAAAATGTCCATGGAAGAAATAAAGGAGTTGCAAAAATATACGGTATCGGGGTACTAAGATGCCAGATTTATTTAAAGAAATTCTTCCGTCTATACTAGAGAAGAAAAAGAGTGTGTTTTTGGATGAATATGATTATAAAGACTATAATCCTTATATCATCAATCGAGCCTTGTCGTACCACATGGATTGCATACTCTATGTCAATGAACTAAACAAGAATCCTAACCTTGAAAAGGACTTACAATATTCATATCTTCTAAATACCATAAGACCAATGAAACGGAAATTTCAACCGTGGCAGAAATCAGAGGTCGATAAAGATATGGAATGTGTCAAACAGTATTTTGGTTACTCCAACGAGAAAGCCAAAGAAGCTTTGCGTATTCTTAATGATGAACAAATCGCTGAAATAAAAGCTAAAACAAATAAAGGCGGAGTGAACAAGTCATGATTGCAATCATAGATTTAGTTGAAGTTACATTAGGTGAGAAAGATGATTTCCTCAAGGTCCGTGAAACGTTAACACGAATCGGTGTAGCTTCCAAAAAAGACAAAATTCTTTACCAATCTTGTCATATTCTACATAAACAAAGCAGGTATTACATAGTACATTTCAAAGAACTATTTGCTTTGGATGGTAAACCAACTGACATTACCGAAAACGATCTATCTCGTAGAAACGCAATTGCCAAACTACTAGAAGATTGGGGTCTGGTAAAAATATTGGATAAAAGTAAAGTGGAAAACCCACCTCCAATATTCTTATCTCAAATTAAGATCATATCACATAAAGAAAAAGACGATTGGGATTTGGTACCCAAGTATAATATTGGTAAAAAACCAGGAGCCTATTGACAAAATAGGCTTTTTGTGTTATAAATATGGATGTAGGTGCCTCAGGGGCCTATAATTTTGATTAACTCGCTTAAACTAAGGAGCACATAAACATGACTACAAGTCTATTACCAAGTCTATTTGACTTTCACAAAACGCTGGATCCATTCACAGTTGGTTACGATAAGTTCTTCAAAGACATTGAAGAAGTTACCAAAAATGTAACCAAGAATATACCATCGTATCCCCCATACAATATCAAACAAGTAAGCAAGAACAAGTATGTCATTGAAATGGCAGTTGCTGGTTTTGCCAAGTCTGATATTGAAGTAACTCTTGAAGGTAATAAATTGGTCATCAAAGGTGCTGCAAAAGAAGATGAACTTAAAGAAGAAGAAAATTTCCTCTTTAAAGGAATCGCTAACCGTAACTTTACACGTTCATTTACATTGGCTGACAAGATTGAAATCGGTCAAGCTGAAATGATGAATGGTATGTTGCGTGTATGGTTAGAGAATCTTGTGCAGGCTCAAGATACCATTAAAAAGATTGCCATTAAAGAAAAGAGTGTATAATGAACTGGTGGCCCGTAACCGATGAGGAATGGGAACAGTTGAATTATCCAAAAAGTCGGTAAAAATATAGGGGGCTCTTGACAGACCCCCTATTCTATGTTATAATGGTACATATTATGAAAAAAGTGAAACCAAAATCAGTTCTCAAAAAAGTTCGTGCCAAAAATGGTACGGATATCTTCTATACATATTCTAATTGGCCAATCGAAGAAATTGATGGCCAACAATTTATTGCCGTTGTAAAACAAATGCCTGATCCAAAAAAGAATCAGGTAATTCATTATATGAAAAAGGATAGTATGGAGTATGTGAAATGAGTTTCTTAGTTCAACATCAATTATTAAATAATCAAAAACGAAAATTTGATCCCAAAAATAAAAAAGACATTGAATTATTTAAAATGTTTTTAACGGAAAATAAATGGAATGGACCTTGTCCTTTTCTTTTAGAAGAACCACATACTGTAATTCCTGAAATGTTAAAAGACAAATATATTCGTAGTCAATTTAATATTCCAGAACCTATTGGTGAAATTTTAAGATGAATTGGTTGAAATATTCTGGTTGTAATATTACATTAAAATTAAATCCATTTCATTGGAGATTAAATTTCAGTAAAGGTAGTGAGAATGATGCTTGGGAAATTTCAACATCATATATTATTGAATTATTACCTATCACGATCCGAATATGGATTGATGACGGTAGTTGGTAGACCAAAGGGGCCTTTAGCATATCGGTAGATGCGTCCGGCTCATAACCGGTTGAAGAAAGTTCAACTCTTTCAAGGCCCACCAATATTGTTTTCTGGATAATGTGTTTCCATGTGGCAGTTATGACAAAGCACAACACATTTTTTGGCTTCTTGTAAAAGTTTATCAAATTTTGTGTTGGAACAATGTCTAAGATCCAATGTAAACTCTTTATCGTGTAAATGGTGAAAACATAATGCAGAATAATTTTTTTTGTATCCACAAATATTACATTGGCCACCTAGTGTGTTTAATAATTTAATTTTGTTTTTTTCTCCACGAACTCTTTGAGATTTATATGCTTGATTTCTTATATTACTACTTTTCATTTTACAAGAAACTGAGCAATACATTTTTTGCAAACCAGTTAGTTTATTTGAACATATTTTACAATTCATATTGAGTCCTCCTATTAATATATAGTATTATGAAGTTTTTCATAAACCTTTTAAAACTATGAAACAAAAATTTATTGACGCTTACATGGATGTGGCAGAGAGATTTGCCAAATTATCCAGTGCCAAACGATTGAAGGTTGGTGCCATTGTGGTAAAAGATGACCGAATTATATCTATCGGTTATAATGGTATGCCAGCTGGCTGGACCAATGAATGTGAAGAAGTGGTAGAATACCTAGAAGATGGTGGTACTATCACCAAAACAAAGGATGAAGTGATCCACGCCGAGGCTAATGCCATCGCTAAACTGGCCAAAAGTAGTGAATCTGGAGATGGTTCCACCATGTTCCTGACACATGCTCCATGTATTCATTGTGCAAAACAAGTCTATACCGCTGGTATTAAAAAGGTATATTACCGTAATTCGTATCGAGATACCATCGGCATAGACTTCTTAAATCATTGTGGTATATCAGTAGA